TTGCCAGGGCTGTTTCCAGCTTAGCCACCGTGGTCTGGTCTTCTCCACGTGCATGGCTGGTCCTTGTTGTTCTGTTGGACGAAACAGTTGTGAGCCAGTCCTTGGCAGGCAACGCCACTCCCCATTTCTCGCAAATGGGCGTGAGGCGCTGTACCCAGTCGTCGTACTGCTCACGGCCGTACTGCGCAAACTCCATAAGCGCAGACACGACGGCCTCTTCCCTTTTCTCATGTAGGGACATGTCGCTCTTGACGCCGATCGTCAGCATCTTGCCTATGCTCTTGATGGCGAGAGGGGCCAGATACGTGTCCAGCTCCTCATTGCGCACGAACTTGCGCTTGCCGAGGTCAGCATCGTCCCACGTTACATGGGAAAAACTCGCACCGCTCTTGTCGGCAGGAGTGTATCCTAGGTTCATCGCAGCATACGCTTGCTGGAATGAGTGGAAGTTGAAGAGCGTCACGAACTCGTCCGACACGGCGTAGAGCCCGTCGTCACCATGCGTGATGATGTCGAGAGACTCCCGCACTACAGCGAGCCTGTCACCAAGCAACAGGCCGCGCAGCCTCTGCGCGAGTGCAAAGGCCGCGTCCTTGTCCACGGACTGGTCGAGGAAGTACGACGAAGAGTCGTCGCTCACCTTCTCGATGATGATGTGGATAGCCTCTCCTGCATACATGTTGTGTGTGTCGCAGTTCTGCTTGTAGGTGTCGGCGCCACCGCTAGACGTAGAGTGTCCAGGGTTGAGGCACTCCCCGTCCACGATCAGCAGCGCGTTGGCCGAGTCGCTCGCGTAGGTATGGTACATTGTGTCGAAAGTAGCCTTCTGGCTGTCGCTAAGAGATTTGTAAAACCTCCCCGCATGTATGCAGCGCATGTCGAGCTGTCTCGTGGACATGAGAGCCTGGTGTGACGTCGATTTGTCGAACTTGACGAAGTCACCAGGAATCACGTTTGGCTTGCTGTCCTCTCGCGTCTTGCGCAGCTCCGCCCACTCCTCAGAGAAGACGGACATCCCGCCCAACGTCATGAGCGGCTTGCGCATCAACACAGAAATCTGCACCAGAGGCGCCGTAAGAATGTGTGAGACCATCAGCTTGTCGAGGCTGACGGGAGCGAAGAGACGGATCTTGCGCAGCGCTACCTTAGAGGCAGCGCGCGGCTCGTTCTTGTATGTGCCGCGAGTGATGAAACCCTGCCGGCGGCCGCATGCATACGCCTCAAGCACGCGGTCGATGTCGTCGAGCAACCTCTGCTGCAGCCCAACGGTCCCGTCCTCGTTAAAGGTCATGTAGTCCGCCTTGACTCCAGGGTATGGGTACCCTGCTCCTGTGCGCCTCTTGACGCCCGTGAAGAGAGCACTACCGTGTACGCCGGACATGCACGTGCTCACGTCTCCGTGGTACTCCACGAGGTCGTAGAGATCAAACAGATCAACGTGCGCGGCACGCTGGCTCCACATGAACTCGCAGGCGTCGTAGTGGTACGGGAGGGAGTAGTGGGAAACCTCCTCACGGAGGTCTCGGATGGCCCACGAACCGGGCGACACATACGTGCCGTCCGGGCCTCGACACCCCCTCATGATTGGGGGGATGGAGTCGTGGATGAACTCG